GCAAAACTAAACGATTTGCCTGGTATTGTATCACAAAGATACAGAGATGTGTGGAGTGAAGTAAAGTATGTAGAGGTGCATCGTGGACATTATCATACCAATAAAGCGTATAAGATGCAAGCTGTTGAAGAACTTAACGGTTTAACAATAAGAAACCTATCCTCCATGACGGCCACAGATGAGTGGCACGACATGAAAGGATTTGTAGGTAATGTAAAAAAAGCCAGTGCATTTATATGGAATAAATACAATGGCGTTCAAGCTAAACTTAATTATAATGTGCCTATAGAGTAGGCCAGACTACAATGATATTTGACATTAGTGATTAAGTAGATTGTAAATAATTAAAATAATCATAGATAAAAAGCCCACATACATAAATAGTCCTTCTAATATAATTCCATATTTACTTCTATTATCTTTCATTTCTATTTATTTGGGCGTGCAAAGATAATAATTTTTTATCAACCTTTTTAATTTGTTTTACAAGCCAACGCCTGTATCTTAATAGTTTTCCTTTATAGGTCATGATAGTTTATCTTTTACAAAACGAATAAGTTCATTCATTTTTCTTTTATAAAATAAATCAAAATCTACATAAACTGTATTTCCATCAGGCCCCACTTCTTTTGGTTGTGTTTGTTCCCACAGAATATACAGTACTGATCGCAATCTTTGTGATGGAGTTTTTGTATCAAATTCTCTATCAACCGTTGCTTCTTCTACAGCATCTATTTGTTGTTGTGATATTGGTTTTGTAGATATTACTACATAACCTGGTTGTTTCAGCATACTATACATATTTCCTACGATTTCTGCTGTTAGTTCTGGTGTGCCAAGGCTGACACGTAGAGAGTTATCGGCTAATGTGCGTATATTGTCAATGCCGCCCTCAAAAACGATAGTGTTTTTGCTCATTATTTATAGCTTTTGTTGTCTATTTTAGATTCATACTTTGGATTTTTTTTCAGCTCAACGTAATCTACGTATCTATCCTTTACCTCTTGTAAAATGTCGGTAAAGTCATCTTCACGATAATCAAATTTGCTGTTTTCAATCCAATGAACAAGAATCTTCAATAGATCAACTGCTTTCTTTTTGTGATCTTTTGGTCTCATTGATTGTACTCTTTTATATTTGGACTTAAGCATTCTGCGCATAATGTCTCTTTATTTGGTGATTCAAAATGTTCACCACAATCTTGACAAATATACGAAAATTTATAATCAGTTTTTACTAAAGTGTTCATTTTCATCATTTTATCAAATTGATCTCTAGGATCACGAGGTATATGATCGTGCCAAAGTTTGCTTAAAAGTTCATCAGCTTCCTGTTTTGTATCAGGTAAGTTGTTAAGAATTTCTTGCTTTATATCTTCATCATATGGACAAAGGTCAAGCATCATTTCTATTTTATCTATTTGCCAGTATTCTATTTCTTCCATAATATAATTGCCAAAATCCCCGTGGACACGAGGACTTTGACAACCAACTAAAACTATGAAAACACAAGGACAGAATGTCCAAGAGAAATACAAAGATAATTATTTATTATCTGGTATCTCTTTTTCAAACCATGCAATTTTCAACAGAACTAAATATCCTATTAAATCGTCTATGGTGTCTAAAGTGTTTTCGTTAATACCTTTATTAGCTATACGCATAAGTTTATCATCTATGCGTGCACTAATACTTTCAACAGCGTTACCTTTTGAAAAGATTTTTGCTGGTTGTGTTGCAGAATTTCCGTAAGAATTATTTTTCTGTATTAGCAGATCCGTTATTCTCTGCATCTCCGATTTGATCTGTGCTTTCATCAGATCCTTTCTTGGAATTTTCTTCATCAATTCTTTTCATTCTGGTTAATATTGCTGTTGCATCTGGAATAGACATACAGTATGTGTATAGAATTTTTTCTTCTGTATTGTGTCTTTTCTTTTCATTATAGATCTTATGAACCCACGTAAGTAATGCAATTTCATGTTGTTTCAAAGCCTCTGTAAGATTCTGTAATACTAAATAAACATTGTAGTCAACTTTTTGCTGTTTACCATCAATGTTAATCTTCTTTTTAGTTTTAGTTTGTGATTTCGTTTCCATTTTTTAATTTTTGTTTTAATAAAAATATTTCTTTTCTCAAGTAGTCTATCATTTCATCTTTTGATTTTTCTAAGACTGTTGTTGCCATAACATCTTTGAGATCGTCAGCATCTATAATATCGCTCACAAACTCTATAAATGTATTAAATGCTTCTTTATATTCATTATGGTATCTATGCCAGTCAGCATGTTTTTTACCATTGTGTATAATTGTTGATCTATCTTTACCTATCCATTCGCCTATAACGCTTGGATGTAAATTATAGTAATGTGTTAACATATTTGAAACAACTTTTCTAGCCATAACCATATGTGCCCATCTTTTATTAGAATAAAATTCTTTTTTGTTTACTCCAAAAATGATGTTTGCAGATTTAACTATAAATTCGCCATATCTATTTACAAATGCTTGACTGTAATCTTTGTTGTTTTGCAAATATAAATTAAACAATCCTCTGTGTTTCATATTATTTTAATTTCTACGCCTGGATTCTCTTTATTGTATTCATATGGTTCAAAGTAAGGAATCATATATTCACAATTATCATCTTGTATCCATTCATTTTTAACCATAAGGTCTTGTACAGTTTGTGCAGGATTTATGTAATCAAACTTGTGTTTACTACCTCTAATAAACTTAAAAGAGATAGTGACAGGAAATTTCTTCCCTGCCACCATTTCTTTGAATAGACACTTATTGTTTTCATAGTCTAGTTTAGTATCTTTAATATACTTCATAACCGTTTTAGAATTGATAAGCATTTTACCAGTCCAACGTTTTGAATTTTTACTTGAAGGTACATTTCCAGGTATGAATATCATAGTTGTGTAGTTGTGCTACAAAACTACAAAATTATTTAAAATGGTAAATTATCTTCTGATCCAACAGGTACAGCAGAACCACCACTCATGGTGTTTGCTTCTATAAACTCTTGTTCATCTCTAGGTGACAAAGGTTTATTGTATTTTGGATCATACTTTATGTTTTTACCATCAGCACTAGACCAACGATAGCGTATAGCTTTTCGTTTTACTGGCTGATTGTCTTTCATAGTCATATATTCTTCAAATGTAAAACAAATATTTATCCATTTACCTACAGCTTGTTTCATAGATTCTACATCATTAGAAAAATCTTTTACACCACAGTTTGTTAAAAACTCATGCAATGTATTAGTTTTCCATTCTTTTGATTTAGGTGAATCTGATTCACGCACAGCCCAAAACTTTGCTCTACCATATTCTCCTTGTTCATTTACAACATCAAACTCAACATAAGGAGCTCCATTATAATTAGATCTTTGTTTTGAATTAGATAGCGACAAAATTTGACATCTGTATGCACCTTCACTAAAATACTTTTTGTTTTCTACAACTCTTGTAGGTTTTACCTGGCAATTAGCCAAGTTAAATGCAATTACATTATCCATAATTATTTAGATTTAAGATTATCATTTAATACATTCAACATATGTTCTGGTATGTCGTAATTAGGCATTTTAGCTTTTACAGCATCGCCTTTTCCTGCTTCAATAGCTTTAAGCATATTGTTAAATTTATCTTCATCTAGCTTTGGTTTAGCCGCTGGTTTAGATTGCTGTTTAACAGCATTAGCTACCTCTTCATAAGAAGCAACTGATGTATCTAAACCAATACCAAGATTACCAAGGGCACGACCCCAAGCTGATGTTTCACAGTTTTCTACAAAACTTGTTTTGTTTATAAAGGACGAACCTTCTTTTTCATACGCATGCCCTGTGGCGCGTATGTTACCGTTTTCATCAAAGATTGTAGCTTTGATTACACAACGATCATCTGTAAGTTCTACAACATCTGATGTAAGGCACCAGTTTTCATAGTTTTCTCTAAAGTGTTTTAACCTTTCGTTAACTTCAACGTATTCTTTACCTTTGATGTTAACTGTTTTTAATTTTGTCATTTTTTTCGTGTTTCATATTTGTTAAAAGTTTCGTGCATCTTTTTACCTGCACGTATTGCAAAAACAATTTTTAAGAATTTTCTGAACATAACTGGTCTACCTCTTAGAATAATAGCAAAGCCAATTTCTCTAAAAGTAGATATAAGAATACGTCTTACGAGTTTCTTATCTAGTCCAAGATCATGTGCAATTTCAGAAATAATCTTTCTTAGTTTAGTGTGGTTTGACATATATAAATATACAAAAAATGACTCTAAAAATCTAGAGTATTTTCTTTAAACTTCGTCAATTCACTAATAAAATTTAGTGTAACTACACCGACACCAATGTTACGACCTTTAGCGAAAATAATTTGAGCTTTACCTCTAGTGTCATTACCGCTTTCGTCTTGATTAATGCCATAGTATTCAGGTCTATAAACTAACGCTACAATGTCAGCTGCCTGTTCTATTTCACCTGACTCTCTAAGGTCAGATAATGTTGGTTTACTTTCAGCTCTAAATCCAACACCACGATTAAGTTGCGATAAAGCAACAATAGTGATATTTAATTCTTTCGCCAAGTTTTTAAGTGCCCTAGCAACCTTTGAGACTTCTTGTTCTCTGGTTCCTTTTGATCCGACACTCGCTGTGACAAGCTGTAAGTAGTCAACAAACACAAGCTTAATACCGCAACTGTGTACATATTGTCTAGTTTTTGATAGTAAATAATTCAATGATGTTTGTTTACATTCATCAATATAGATCTTTCGCTCTATTATGTCGCTGGCTGTATCATGAACTCGTTTAAGATCTTCATCTTTAAGTTCACCATTTTGTATCCAACGTATTGGTATTTCAGATTCAAGTGCTACAAGACGCATTATAAGCTGATTTACTGACATTTCGTAACTAAATATAAGTGCTGGTGCATTAGCTACCTTAACTGCATTATATGCAAGATTTAAAGCAAGGCTAGTTTTACCCATAGATGAAGCAGCACCAATAATTACAAGATCTGTGCCTTGCCAACCACCAGTAAAATCATCTAAAGATTTATAACCAGTTGTTACACCAACAATACCGTCAGTATTAATTCTTTTTTCTACGTCTTTTAGAAAATCCATCATCTGTATTTTAATATCAGCAACATCTGAATCTTTTACTATTGATATTTTTGTATTCATCTTATTAATATAAGATAACACATCATCAACAGATTCACCGTTTAGATATTTATTCTGTGCTTCTGTAAGCAAAGTATGCATTTGTCTTTTACGACTTTCTTCATGCAATTGTTTTATGCATGATTTTACCGAACTAAATACGCTGTCTTCCGTATATATACTTGACAATTGAAGTTTTTCTTCATGATCACAGCCAAGGGCAGCAGACATTGACACTAAGTCAATATCTTTCTGCTCTGACTGCATGACCAAAAACATTTCGTAGACACGTTTATGAAACATATTATCAAAAATATTGACACTTAGTTTCTCAGCGTTTTCATAGTATAGTTCAGGATGCATAAGGAGTTTAGATAGCAATGTGCGTTCTAACTCATATTTTATTAATTCATCGTGCATCACATTTTTTTGGGGCGTTAAATTTAATCATAATTTTTTATTTCACTAACATTCATGTTAATTGTTTCACAATCTTTTTTGCATTTAGAACATTGATATTCACCAACATCAAGCGTGTATTCTTTATCATCTTCATAGAACACTTTAGCCTCACAACATTCTGAAGCTGAACTTGTTTCCCAATGATTATCTTCAAATCTACCAGAAAAACTTTCGGCTATAAGATGACCGCCATAAGCCATACCTGGTTCATCATATTCTAATGAAAACTCAAGATTAGGATATTTGTCCATAATGTTTTGTATCCAAGCAATAGGTGGTGACCATGCTGTTTCAAAACCTACAGAAAAATACTGTGGTTCTGATTCATTTACATGGGACTCACATGCATCCCATTTAGTGCCCCAATTATCACAACTCCAGTCATACCAACAAGGTTTATCGGCTGTTGTTGTTTCTCTAATTTCTTCAGGCATAGGATGTGTTCCTTCAAAAGAAAACTCTTCTTTTGTGGCTTTTGTTGATTTTTCTACAAAGTCTTGTAGTTCAGAAATATGTTCTTCTGCGCACATTACCTCTAAATTATTCCAGCACCAATTAGGCATGTTCTTCTGTTTTAATCATTGTCATAAACTCTTCAGGGGTGCCTTTAA